GTTTATAGGGAGAGGGTTGGAAATTATCAGGGTGCCGGGATGGTTTTCATCGGTGAAAATTAACTCAATAACGTGTTAAAAAACATCTTTCTACTGGAAAAGTCTGAGAATTGCCCCCGACCCCTAAAGGGGAGGAAGGAAATAAAGAAACACAGTATAAACTGAGCTGGTTTTTCTTCCTCCCCTTTAGGGGTCGGGGGTTCTTTTCTTTATGTCCTTTATCTTCTTCTTACTGCTTTCTATTTTTGCTTATCAATTATGGAAAAGCGGATACATATCAGTAAGATCTGGAAGATGATGGAAGAAAAAGACCGGACCGGAAAGCCGAAACCTTTTACTTTCAGGTATGCCAAACTGGACGGCGAACTGAAAACATACAAGGATGCCACCATCACAAGTATCCACTCGAAAGGATCGACGGTGAACATCATGCCGGCAGGCGAAAAGGTTCCGCACACATTCCGTAAGATATTGATAGTAAAGTTTAACGAATATAAAGTATACCTGTAATGGCAAAGAAAGTAAGTAAAGAAAATTTTGAGGTGTTTGATTTTGGCCAGAGCGCATTTCTTTCCGGTGGTAAAGCTATGGTGATCATGACCGACAGCCGCGATATGGTGGGCGATGTGAATACTCCCACACAAAATTTTACTTTCGCAGGTTCCAAAGAGCCGGTGAAGTTTGTACGTCGGGGAGCGAACAATAAGCTTCCCATTGAAGTGATGGAGAAAGTGTATGCGCAGACCACCGTGGGTGCCAACATTGAATTCAATTCGAAGATGGCGTACGGCGATGGCATTATGGTAATGAAGAAAGTAAAGGATCCCATTACCGGTGATATTAAACTGCAGGAACAATTGCCATCCGAACAACCCGATATCTTTAAGTTTCTGGAAGATAATAATTATATCAACAGTCAACAGGAATGGGCAAATGATCTGTCGGTGTTCTATGAAAGTTATGTGGAAATCATCATGGAAGCGGGCAGCAATAAGATTTATTCCATACAGCCGGTAGAGTCGATTAACAGCCGGGTATCGCTGGTAAGTCCTACAAGCAAAAAAATAGAGTACCACGGTTTCTGCCTCGACTGGCCAAATGCTGCCGGGGATAAAATAACACTTACGCCACTGCTCGATCGTCGTATATTCCTGATGGACCTGAAGCGCAGGCTGGGAATTGAAATGGATCCGAAAACAAAGAAAAAAAATGTTGTTACGGATAAATCATTTATGCTTCAGCTGATGCTTCCTACTCCGGGCAGGTATTACAACGGCAAGCCTTATTGGTGGAGCATCTTTACCGATTGGTACGATTTCGCACTGGCTATTCCGAAATTCAAGAAGGCGTTGCTTCAGAATCAAATGGTGATAAAGTACCACATCACCATCATCAAAACATTCTGGGATAACCTGTACAAAGCCGAAGGAATTACGGATAATGATAAAAAGATGATTCGCCGTAAGAAGTTCCTGACCGATATGGATAAGTTTCTGGCAGGGTCGGAGAATGCGGGTAAATCGTTTGTATCGCATTACGAGTACGATAAGATCAAAGGGTTTGAAATCAATGACATTGTGATTAAACCGATTGAAAGTTTTTTCAAAGGTGGCGAATACATTGATGATTCGGAGGAAGTAACCAACATCATCAGCAATGCCATGGGCGTGCATCCGTCCATCGTGGGTGCCACTCCTGGAAAAGGCAAATCTATTAACGGCACAGAAGCCCGCGAACTCTTTATCATCAAGCAAGCCATGATGAAACCGATCCGGGACATGTTGGTGGCACCGCTGTACCTGGTAAAGGCTATCAACGGATGGGATGCAGATGTGTATTTCATTATCCCGAACATCATGCTCACCACATTGGATCAGGGAACAGGGGCGGTGAAGGCAATCGGTAACAAAATTGTTTAGTCGGTAGTTGGTAGTCGGTAGTAAAGACGTATTATCTAACCATCAACCAATCATAAGAATCATATTAATCACATAAATCAAAGTTCAGATAATGGCAGCAATAATCAGTACAATCGATCAGTTGGCTACGACTGTAAAAATAAATAAGAGTATTCCGATGGATGTGGTAGAACCATTCCTGCAGACGGCACGGGATATTTATCTGGTGCGGTACCTGGGCGTGGAACTGGTAGAGGTGCTGGAATTGGAAGCTACTCCGGAACGGGCGGTGAAGTTGCTGAAGCTCGTGCAACAGGCATTGGGTCCGTTGGCTATTTGGTTGGGTACGGCTGAACTGTCGGTACGATTTAGCGACGTAGGGTTTACGGTTTCAAAAATGGATGGTGCTTCGGGTTATGTTCCGGCCAGCGATACCAAAATCGGGAAGGTGGAAGAAAGCCTGGAGCGTCGCGGATTTCAATACCTGGACGCGGTTCTTGAATACCTGGAAGCGAATGCAGACCTTTTCCCTGAATGGAAAGCCAGCCGGTATTACACACTCCGTGGTGGCAACTACATTCTGTCGGCTACTCAGTTTCAGGAAATCGGGTTGGTGGATATCGATTACAGCCGGTTGACGTTCGAAAGCCTTCGGTCGGTTATGGGAATGATTGAACTTCGATTTGTCAAAGAATTGCTGGGTGACACGCTGGATACGTTGCTCCGAAGCAAACTCAACACACTGCCTACTCCTGCCGAGATTCAACTGATTGCTGCCGTACGCCGGTTCGTGGCATGCAAAACGGCTCAGATCGTAACCAGTGAAGCCTCCAAATCGAACAGAAGCGGTGGTGACGCAAAAGAATATAAACCGCTTATCCGTCCGCTGTATGCTGATCCGACGGATAACGGCAACTTTTTCGCGGAACAATCGGGCTACAACTTTAGCAAGATTCAACAGGTGCTGGTAATCTATGCCGTTGAGTTTGGCATCTCCGCACCGGTGATGGCGATGGAGTGGAATACGGCGGAAGGAAAGATATTTAATATGGAGGGATGATATTACTTCGTGATAGGATCTTCGATGATATGATCTTCGATGTTATGATTGCATGATATGATTTTATGATATGATTTTATGATATGATTTTATGATATGATTTTATGATATGATTTTATGATATGATTTTATGATATGATTTTAATAACCAATAACCAACTATGAGAACATTACATATCGGTGACTATGATTATGATCTGCCTACTCATTTGGATGAGATGTCAACTCCGCAGTTGGTATTCCTGTCCTCGTTGGTGGCTCAGGCTATTCCTATTCAGGAAGTAAAGGTGAAGATGTTGTTTTGTTGCCTGGGTGCCCGGGTGAAGCGAATGAGGAACGCGGGGTATTACCGTATCGCGATCGGGAAATATGTATTTGCGCTCACTGTTGGGCAGGTGGCTGAAGTATCGGGTGCATTCGATTATTTATTTACCGCTCCGGATGACGATGGTCGTTGCTTTTTCGACTGCCGGCTCACGGTGAATCCTTACCCGAAAGTTCATGCCGGACGTAGATCATTGACAGGTCCCGCCGATGCACTGACCGATATATGCTACAACCGGTACATTTACCTGGAATCGTATCACTCGGTGATGGAACATAAACCGGAAGCGGTATACGCGTTCCTGGGATGCTTGTTTATGAAGCCCGGTAACTTTAATCCTTCCGAACTGGATGTGTCACGCATGAAGAAATTAAAACCGGAAGTGGTGATATTGATGTGCTGGTATTACCTGGGAAGCATCCGGTTTATTGCCGATAAGTTTCCACGGATATTCTCGGGCGACGGACAGGGCAGTGACCTGAGCGCGTACGACGGTCAGCAAAAGCTGATGGACTTTATTGCCAAGGGTGATCCGGCAAAGAAACGCATGAATAAGGAGGACAATTTGTATGACATCCTGTATTCGTTGGATTATATGCTGGAGCAACAGGAAGAGAAAATAACCCCCAACCCCTAAAGGGGGGGGGTAAGATAATATATTTGTATAGTTTGATTTTTTTCGCCCTGTGCCTGTCTGTGAAGATCGGTGCAGGGTCTTTTTTTTTGTGTTAATGTTTTTACATATCTTTGTAGAACAATTATTATTAACCCTATAATGTAAAAAGTTTATGAAAAAAATTCTAATCAATTATTCCGGGAGTGGTATTAAAACATTACGTTTTCTTGGATGGATATTATTTCTATCTTCTTTTATTTCATCGATTATAATTTTGAGCAATTATAGTAGTTATGGCTCTGAAAAATACAATGTTTATTACGCAATCGCTTCCATTCTTTTGGGATTTACTTATCTGTGTATATCGCTTGTTCTTGCTACCATTGCTGAAAATTCTTTGTTTCAAAAAGCAAAATTAAATTTTGATCTTATTGAAAATGAAATTGAAATTGAAAAACAAAGTGATATTGATACATCTATTTAAATAAACGATTTATGAAAAAGATTATCTTATTAGCTATAATGGCAGTCTTGTTTATTTCTTGTAATTCGAATGTTGATTTGGATGTTAAAGACAATTATACATTCACCACAACATATACTATAAATTGCTACCCAAATATTATTGGTTATCCTCGAACGACAATTATTGTCACTACTAAAAATGGAATTACGGAAAATGATGCAAAATTAGTAGCAGCAAGTTTAACGAATGCTACTTCCGAAAAGAGTGGAGTTTTTAAATTTACTTCTACATGGGAGTGTATTTATATATTGACGAAAAATTATGTAGATCCTGGTGACAGAGTGGTTAACTAATATTTAAATAGACTGGATATTTTACAATGTCCTTTAAAAGCTCACTTCGGTGGGCTTTTTTTGTATTCATAAATTAATACTCCCTATTTATGGAACTATACGATCACATTACCTACGGGCTGGACCTGACACAACGGATGAAAATGTTCGTAAAGAAAACGGATAAAGACATCAACTATTATAAGGCTCCGAACTCCGATACGTTGATTTCGATCAGCAACCGGTTAAGTCATATCAACTATCCAGTGTTGGTTGCCATTGATGGAAAGGATTCGGATTTTGATGATAACGATTCGGATGCATTGCTAAAAAAACCGCAGTTCTTTTTTATGATCCTGAAACCTGCACGCACGGATGATCCGGATGAGATACTGGAGGCACAACGAGTATGTGAGGCCAACGCGTTGCAGATCCAGGCTAAACTTATTGCCGACTGCCGGAATTATGAAAAAGGATTAACCGGATTGCTGCTGAATACATTTACCATCCGTAGTATTGGACCGGTAGGTGAGAACCTGTACGGTGTGATCATGGGATTTAATATACAGTGTGGAGTGGATTACGGGGTGAAGGAAGAATTTTGGAACCCCTAACCCCTAAAGGGGGATAAGACGCACGTTATAAAAAAGAATAAGATGATCAATACTAATATTTCTCACTTCCCTTTAGTGGCTGGGGGTTCTTTACAATGAGACCGGAATTAACGGAGATGACTGCCAGTGATTGGGTGGCTGCTAAAACGGGAATGAATAACAGCCAGTTTAAACAATTGGTTCGTGTGGCTAAATCCGGTGGCATAGAGGTTCCTTCTTTTATTGTGGCAAATTTCAGTCCGCGGATCACGTTTGGAAATTACGGAGGCGATACCGGGACGTTTTTGCGGGTAAAGGATATTGAAGCGGTGAATACTTTCAACTCGAAGGTGAAGCAATGGGCCGCCAAGGTGGAAGGTGAACTGAAACAAAGTGCCGACTCACGTTTCGGACACCGTATGAGTGAACAACTATCTACGGAATTTCCACGATTGAGTGATTCCATTAAAACAAACCTGCGATTTGATAAACAATACAAACTTGAAACACGGTCGGTGGGATTTTCATTGGCCCGTCATGGCGTATACCTGCACGAGGGCGCGGGACGTGGATATGCCGGCATCACGGGAAGCAAGTGGACGGATAAATATGGGACATTGAAAACTACTGCTTCGGCCAGTCAGGGAAAGATGGGAACCGGAAACCGGCATGCAGAACCGTGGTTTAATGATATCATCCGCAATAACGAGGAGGAACTGGCGGATATCCTGGCAGAATATAGTTTAGATCTTGTTTTAAACATGAATTCAATATTTCTACCAGAATAATATTACTTCGTGATATAATTTCATGATATGATCTTCGATGATATTATTTCATGATATGATTGCATGATATGATTTTATTCCTAATAAACAATTAATCAAAAATGAGAATAATAGCAGCATCAGGAGAATTTGAATTACCTACCGATTTCGCGGCTGAGTTGACACGCAATAACGTATTGTTAACTGAAGCGGGTGAACAGACGGCTCCGATCACATTACCGGGATCGCCACATAATTTACGGTTGGTAGGTTACAGCGATCGTATCGATGCATTCTATAAACCGATAACCGACCTTGACGTGACTGTGATGGATGGATTGATGAACCGTCCCTGTAACCTGGGAATTCATAGTGCTGATCCAATTGATGGAATATCGGCAACTATTTATTTGGCAACGGGAGATTTTTACAGCCGTGCAGGTGACAAAAAATTAGCATCACTTCCGTGGCCAATTAATACCAGCACAGTTGCAAACCTTATTACTCAACTTAAGTCGGAATATGTCACACCAACTGATGAATGCGTTTTTCGTATAGTTCCTGTAATTACAACTCAGGAATATACATTTGTCAGAAACGCAGTCACCTCTTTATCCAGTGAAACTGTTGTAGTTACTGCCGGAGTACCGTTATTAGATGAATCAGGAAATCAACAATATAATCTTGATGGTGAAGGAAACAGAGTGTATTTATGGGAAACAGCTCCCGTTACAAAAATAGTTTACAGTTCTGTTCGCACTGATATAGATTCAACTGAAAAATTGATACTAAACTCTTTTGATCAGGATTACGAAGAACCATTACCGGTCGGTTATACTCAAACTTATCATCTGTCCCGTTTTTCTGGAGAATCCGTTCAAAAAATAAAAATAGATAAAGATATCATAACGCTTCCTGTAGGTTATGGTATGACTCCATTTTTGAAACTTAGGTTTATCATTGAATTTATATTTCAACAGTTTGGATATACTGTCAATACGCAGGCTATATCAAATGCTCATGCGGAATATAATAATAAAATGCTTGTTGTTAATAATGTAGCAGATGCTATTTGTTCCGGAACTATCCGATATAATCAGTTAGTTCCCGATGTGACAGTCTCAGAATTTATTTTAAAGATAGAAAGTTTATTTTCCGGTAAATTTATTGTAAATGAAGTGAATGATACAGCTACATTTTATAGTTTTAAGAATCAGTTAAATTCTATTCCAGATTTAGACTTATCGCAATATATAACTTCAAAACCAAAAATAGGAACTTCAGAATTTAGCATCCTGCAACTTATTGATAATTCAATTGAAGTCAAAACTTCAGAAACGGATGAATCTAAATTGAAAATAAATAGCATGACTTTTGATTTTGTAAAGATATCAGTGCTTTATCCTACTAAATTATTTGTAAAATTAGATTTAGGAAAATTCTACTATTTAAGTTACACGTTAGAAACATCTTCTATCACAGATATTATACATAAAAATACATCAATCGTTATAGCAGATAAAACTATAAAAGAAGATGTAAAGTCTAATTCTAACATCTCAATAATAAATACGCGATATGAAGAATATTGTTGGGGAGGAGATCAAGCTAATGGGGAAATCATTTATATTGCATATAGAACGGCGTCAAACATGTTTTATAGTAATAATTCTGCAATAATTAATACTATTCGAACAGCCTACACAGAATATGCTGCATTTCTTCTAAATTCAAATATTCCTATTAATAGCGAAATGGATATCCCCACTTCGGTGCTGGAGCAACTAAAACTTTATATTCCAAAACTGCTACTTGGTCAACCTGTCATGATAGAAAGCATTAAAGATACATTAGGGAAAAAAGGAACACAAGCGGTTACGTTTCGAACGCTAAGACCGTATTCGGATCGATAATTTATGTCCTTTATTTCACTTATTAAAAGCCCTATTTTTGAATCATGATAATCAAATCCTCACAAAACACACCGGTAGCAGCTCCACAATTCGCAGACACGAATGCGGCGTTGGTGCGTTATCGAACATTCAGGAATAACCAGGTACTTACTATGGCTGACTTTTTGAAATTCGTGACTACTCCCGGAACGGATAGGGATGAGTTTTTGAAATTGTTCACGGATGAAGTATTGATAGAGGATTCGTACGCTCAAATAATATACAGTTAATTATGGGATCGAACGACGGCATAAACTATCTGGCGGGAAATCCGATATTGCTTACCATCTCGGCAGGCAGGTACCGGATATATACCGGTGCGGATTATCTGAATTTAATCTTCGAAGGAAGTGCAGCTTCATTGACTGCCACTACCGTTATTAATATTACCGAACTGTTTGAAGGCATGAAAGAAGATGCCGGGGTTACCGTGGCTAAAATGGTGACAGTATCGGCACTGGGCGTGGAGCATGCCGATGAAGGCAACGGAATAAATGTATTCCGATTTAATGTATACGGTGGAGGAATTAGCAAGGCATTGCTACGCAGATTGAATTCGATCAATACAGATATATTTGCCTGGAAGATTAAATCAACTGTCAGGAACTTTTTTCTTACCAGTCGCACAAACGGTCCTGTGATCTACATTCCGGAGAATGAACTTATGCCGTTGGGATTTTACACCAAAGGTTTAAATTTTTCGGTAAAATCAAACGATGAAACAATTGAATCATATATTTATTCCAACAGTGAAGTTGATAGTTTTGAAACGCTGAGTTTTGCAGCCCTGCGTGAATTATTTGCCACATCAAAAAATAAACTGGTAAATGTATTTGATGTGATCACTCCATCGGGAACTGCCTGCACGATCGTTATCACTGAAGCCAGGCAAACGACTGATTATTTTATCCGGTTTAAGAATACCTGGGGTGTCTGGGAAAAATTAGCATTGTATGGCAGTCTGACATTTGAACCGGTATTCTCGGAAGTTGCCCAGGTAAGCAAGTGGGATGATGTGATCTCAGACTTTACACCGTCAAATCCACGAAAGGAAATAAGTAATTCGTTTACCTCCAGTGTAGGTTACCGTACCGATTCCGAACGGCTTTTTATTATCGACATGCTAATGAGTACGGCAGTGGTATTGATAGCCAATGATCAGGAATATGCAGTAAACATCTCAGGGGAACTTCCGGCACTGATCAGCACGGAAGCGCAACCGGTGGATGTAGCCATTAAAATAGAATTCATCGACAAAGAAACAAGTTTCAGTGACTTAAGTGCCATTGAAATTCCGTATAAAGAAAATAACAGTTTTGAATATTCATTACCATTTAATTTAGACTAGTATGGGAAAAGTAACGTATCCAAATAAATCATTTGGCAATCAATTTTCGGCAGCCAATGCCAACGAAGTAAAAGCAGTAATTAACGAGCATGATGATAAGATAGCTGGAGCCGTTTCCGGTTTTATTGATGCCATTGCCTTTGATGCTGCTGCACCGGTTCCCGGCAAAAGTGGATTCTATGAATTTTCTTCGGCAGGAAGTTGTGCATGGATAACCGGTGGTGCTGTTGTAGTTGGTATTGGTGACAGAGTTGCTGTAAAATTTACCACGCCATCGACGTATACGTATAAATATATAAAGGTGAATGTGAGTAATTTGTTGGCGGCGAAAGCAGAAGTAGTTGCCCCAATTCTTACCATACAACCGGATGTTGCTATATTTGCCGATCTTGCAACGATATATTCGGAAGCTGTCTTTGGCTTTGCTGCACGAGTTTTAAGTGATGGGTATATTTATTCGTTTAATGGAACTTTGCCATGGAAGAGTACTGGTTTAACGGCTTTTCCAACCGATGTTATAATTAAATCAGATATGTTTGATATTTATAAATCTCCTAATTTGTTCGATAAAAATAATATAATAGCTGATAAATATCTTAATACTGGTAACGGTGATTTAGTAAATACAGTAGGCTATTATACAACTGATTTTATGCCATTATCAGCAAGTGCTTTTGCAATATCAAATTCAAACTTTACATTTATTGCCTTTTACGATTCGAATAAAGCATATATTACAGGAATAACAGAGGGTGGTCAACGATCGATTCAAAATCCGGCAAACGGTGCCTGTTTTCGTATTTCATTTACTTACGTAGCTGCACAACCAGATACTACTCAGGTACAACTTGGAATTGAATCAACGCCATATGAATCCTTTGGGACAACCATTACGCCTAAATTTAAATCTATTGAAGGATTTACAACTATTACAGCTCGCAGATATTCAGGTGGTCAATTTAACGGTAATAACGCAATTCAGGATGCGATTAATTCAATTATGGATGCGGATGAAACAAATCAGTATATCATCGAACCTGAAGGGGTGTTTGTTGCTTATTTGCCTGAGCATTATACGCAAAATTTTGGAGCATTAAAAAGCTTTATTCAGACGAAGCCTTTTGTTCATATTATTTCAAAAAACAAAAATAATTGTATAATCAATTGTTTTTTAGCTGACAATTTAGGACTTGATTTTCCATATTATAATTACCAGAATATAAATCACAATGTAAACAATTCTCGTATCGAAGGATTAACATTTTTGGCATCAAATATACGATATGCAGTTCATATTGATGCAGATAATGAGAATTTTAATATACCCTTTAAATTTTGCACGGTTTGGAACAAAGGTAATATTGGCGACGCATTAGCTGTATGGGCTTCACCTTCTCCGTTTGGTATAGGTATGACATCGGGTATGAAACTATTGATTGAAGATTGTGAGGTAAAGGGTATTGATTACGCTATGTATGCGCATACTAATAATACCTTTTCAAAACCATCAGAAATTAAATTCAACAGATGCAAAATTATAACGACTAATTGTCAGGATAATATAATAATGCATGCACTACCCTTAGGTACAGGTTGTATGGATAGATTTATTGTCGAAAATTGCGATGTTGATGAAGGTGGAATAGATATTCGATCTACCCCTTGGTATCCGGATGAGTTGGTTAATCAACGGGCAGATCATGCCGAATATGAATTGATATTACCTTCAATGAAACCACGTGCCATATTCAATAGCTCACTAACCGGAAAAGGGCTTCGAATTAAAAGTAAAAGTACAGGCGAAGGTTCAACAGTTAACTTTGATTCAACTTCAACTGCTTTTAACGCGATAATTGGAAACTCACTGATATCTGTAGAGATAATAAATAAGTATAACAGGTGTGAAATATTTGGATATCAATATAAATATGGTGGTCAAGGGCTAAGTGGTTACGCCATTGGTTCATTAGATATTGGTCAATATCTTGTTGGTGGATCAGTAAATAAATACATTGGAGCATTGGGTAAGAGACTCGGTGATTGTTCTACTATTAATAAAACTTTAACGGTATATATCGATGGGGTAACTCACAATATCGTATTCAATAAGAATTATAATGGTACCAATGAATTTACAGCTCCGACATATTCGAATTCTCAAATATTATCAGAAATAACAGCGATAATAGGTACTGTATCTACAGTTGATGAATACGTTGTTGGTCGTGATTACTATCCACAATTCAGCGGTGTATTAAATATGAAAAATGCTGACACTACAGAAGTTTTAGCAGGCATGGGCGTAGTTTTTACAGGATTGAAAACATTCAGAAAGGCATTGAATTCAGATGGTAGAATAGACGGGATTTGTCTTGATGATGGAAGGGTTGGAGATGAATGTCGAGTTATTATAGAAGGTGAAATCTATTCAAGTGCGTCAAATGAACGCTTCTCAACATATGATTCAGCCGGTTGGTTGAGCATGGGGTCAAAATTCGGTATATCATCAACAATTCCAGGTAAATTTGATATTGCAGCAAATCCTAAAGTTTTAATTTGTAATCGCGATAACGTAGTAACGTTCATTAAATAAATTAATGCCATGTATGAATTTTTAGACAGCTTTTGCACCTACATGAAACCGTTTCTCATGTTCGCGATCACGGGAATAGTGAGCGTATTTTCACCGCTTCATGATGTGTTGTTTGCTTTATTTTTATCGTTTGCTTTTAATATAGCAACCGGGATCATTGCAGACATTCACGCAAACAAAGAAGAGTTTAAAATAAAGAAAGCATTTGAAGCGATTGTACACCTTACATTTTACGTCGCTTTGGTTTATTTTATTTACAACATTGCACTTAGTTTAGGAGATGCCGAATCAGGAAGGATTGGGGTTAAATGGGCTACTTATATAGTCGTTTACTTCTACCTCACGAATATTCTTCGAAACGCTTCTTTGTGTTTTCCGAATAATCAAACAATATCCTTTCTCTACATGGTCCTGACTACTCAGATATTTGCGAAATTAAAGGATATGTTAGGGATTAAATCAAATAAAACAGAATAATATGGCAAACTATAAATCAGCCATCTCAAAAGTCCTGTTAACTGAAGGCGGTTATGTGAATGATCCGGATGATAACGGAGGCGAGACTTACAGAGGTATTGCCCGTAAGTTTTGGGCGAACTGGTCGGGATGGGTCATCATTGATATTTGTAAAAAAGACCCAAAAAACTTTCCAAAAAACTTGAATACTAATCCTACTTTGAATGAGTTGATAATTGGGTTTTACAAGATCAATTTTTGGGATAAAGTTGGAGGGGATGCCATCAAGGATCAGAACATTGCCTATGTGTTGGTTGATACGGCAGTTCTGGAAGGAATAAAGCCGGCTGTAAAAAGGGCACAGGGAATTTGTGGCATGGCTCAAAATGGAATTATAGATCAATATTTAGTAGGTAAATTAAATTCAATGGCATGAAAAAGATACTCTTTTTATTCTTCATTTTAGCGGGTTGTACGCAAATAAAACCCGTTACGACTCTTCCGGACGCAATTGATTCAACTTCGTATTATAAGGCGAAATGTGATTCGATCACAACCCTTGCTATGAAATATGAAACTTATTTAGTGAGTTACGAAAACCGGATATTGGATAAGAATGATTCCATTCAGGTATTATCTGATTCAATTTTAAAACTAAATGTACGTCCATTGATGTCAACGTCACAGTTTTTGAACTTGTATAAGTACGAAAGACTTTTGAAGTACTATAAGATTTGCAAGAATAAACCTACCCAGTGGAAGTATTACAAGGGTTGGTCAACCAGGGTATTTGAAAATTAAAAAACAATCATTATGAAAACTAAACTCCTTTATTTCGTATTCACGTTCTTGTTTCTGTTCGCGTGTTCCACGTTGAAGAAAACAAGTGAAACCTCTTTAAAAACGTCCATTGACAGTAAAGCAAGCCTTACCAAGGATATTCAGCTAAACACTGATTCAACGAAAACGGATAAATCGAAAACCAACAACGAAAATACCGTTGATAAATCATTCGACCAGGTAAGTAGCCAGTCGGGGAATATAACCGGTACGCTGAAAATGTATGATCCCACAAAACCGATTGATCCGCTGACCGGAAAACCTCCGCTTGTTTCGGAATTGGATTTTACAAATAAAACTCAAACGGATAATACTGTGACAGAAAACGTAAAGACAGGATCTAAATCAGAAATCATAAACGACATAAAAACCGCCGTAAAAAAAGGACTTGATGTCAAAATAGATTCGGCAGCCGAATCGAAAGTAATCTCCGATCAGAAAGCATTGACCACGAAATCACGAACTTCAAATAACTGGTGGTGGATCATTATCCTTGTTGTTGCCGGTGGTGGCGTGGTTTTCTTTTTTATCCGGAAGATTCCGTTTGTAGTGATATGGAATAAAATAAAGAAATTGGTTTAAATAATTCAAAATAAAGGGGGAACTAAAAAGCCCCCGGCAGTTAGTAGAGATACCACTCACGTACTAACACAACGATGCGACTTAGCGCATACCGGGGGCCAAATGCCTTTAGGTTGCCAAGTCGCATTTTTGTATTTATAAAGTACGTGAGTGGTTTTGCAAAGATATAAAATAATATATTTACTAATTCAAAAAACAGATTTTAAATGAAAAATTTTACTCAGGCACCATTGCCATTCCAAGGTCAGAAGCGTAGGTTTCTAAATGAT